CCGCGCCGATAGTTACGCGTTGGCGAATGTAGGGCGGGCAGCGGCGCTGGAGGATACCGGCAATTTGCAAGTCTTGCCCGCGCCGAATATCTACGGCAGCCGCGAGCGTGCAGACATGGCACAGACGCGCGATAACCCGCGCAGAGGGGGCATTTATGGCGCGCGTCGCTAGACAACGCAGGCGGCAAACAGCCCGCATGGTGCAGACCAACGGTAATACCGCGGAGCACAACGGCCTTATGCCGGTGCGGGAGCTTATCGGTCGCGGCATCGCAGGTGATAATCAAATCAACCTCATTCGCAGCCGCGCCGCGGTGACGACGGTAGACCGCACGGTTCCAGATTACGAGTTCTATGACCGTCTTCGTCGTGGCAAGGCGAAGGGATACAGCCTCGGCGGCCTGTTCTGCAAGCGTATCGAACAGATATTCGCGGCCTGGGTGCTGGGTAGTGGATTCACGGTCACGTTGTCTGAGGATGAGACTCTAAGCGAAGAACAGGCGGACTACACCAATCAAGCATTAGTGCGCTTTGTGGCGACCATCCTCGAAGGCAATGAGGATGACGATGATACTGAGCCGGACCATGACGACCAGGAAAACTCGCTACTCCTCACCATCTACCGAGACATGCTAGGCTTGGGCGACCAGTACATCATCATCAATGGCGATGGTTCGCTGTCTGTGCCCAGCCCCGATACGGTGACGGTACAACGCTCTGATCGTGACTACCGCAAGGTCGAGGCCATCATTGTGGAGACGCGCACAGGCAGCCAATCTATCGTGGACGAATATCGCGCTGACCGCCGTACAGTTACGGTCAAAAAAGGGGGGCGCATTGTCGAGTTGAATACTTATCCGAATCTCATTGGGCGTATTCCTATCGTGCATCTGGCACATGGACGCAGCGCCAACGAAACGAATGGGCATCCTGTGCATGAGCCGCTATTGCCACTGTTTGACCAATATGATGATGTAATTTACAAACAACTCGACGGCGCTAAGCTACTCGGCAATCCGTTTCTTTATTTTGCCGGTATGGAAGATGTCAACGCTATCAAAAATGCCAACGATCCTGCCACGGCGGAGACCTACACGGCAGCAGACGGTAGTACGCAGACGCATAATCAACTCAACATTGATCAGAATGCCGTGTTCATCGTTGGCAAGGGCGGCAGCGTTGGCTTTGCCTCGCCGCAGGTTGGCTTTTCGGCGGACACCGCGCAGGCACTCAAGACGCTCTTTTGGCTCTTGCTTGACCATACCGGTATCCCTGAATTCATCTGGGGCAACCAAATATCGAGCGGACGCTCTTCCAGTGAAACGCAGATGGACCAATTCATCAATGATATCGAAAGCCGCCAGCGCGACGCCAGCGGATGGATTCTGCGTCTATGCAAAATTTGGCTGATGCTGTTGGCATTGGTGGATAGCCAAATCGTAGTTGGACAGTTGGTCTTACAATGGTCGTCGCTACGCCAACAGCCGGCGGAAATCCTGCTCAAGATGATTGACGCGGCGCTCTTGAATGGTCTGATTAGGCGAGAGACCGCATTGCGTCTAATGAGCCTGGTCAATAACCCGGAGCGTGAGGTGGCCGAGGCAGACCTTGAAGCTGAAGAGGCGCAAGCAACGGCGTTCCCGGACGGCACAAGCGCGCAGTTTGGCGCGCGTTTGGCCGCGGATGCGGACGAAACGCAGGATGAACCAGAACCAGAACAGGAGACATAATCTATGCCAAGTGCATTCTCGCGCGAACGAGTAAACGCAATTGTTGAGATGTTTGATGAATTGTTGGATGAGTTGCGCGCCGCCAAGCCGAATGATCGCAGTGAAGCAAACCGTTATACGGCGATCACCATCACGGAAGTTGAGAAAGTGCGAGCCGTGTTCATCGTTTATGTCAAAGGCGAAATGCATGAATGAAGCTCAGCATCGTACCTTGACCGAGCGTATGGACCGCATTGCGGCACTGTTGGAACATCAACCAAAGCCGCAGACGGGGAATGATACTGTTCGTGTTCTGGAGAGATTGCAGCATATCTCGATGCAATTGGACCGCATTGCGACGGTGTTGGAGGCGAAAATTCAAACTCAATTGCAAGCGCAAGCTGAGGAAGTCGAGCCGGTTATGTTGTCTCCCAAAAGTATCAAGCCTCGCCGCAAGGCAAAGGCAGACTAGTGGCACAGTCCTACCGTTCGCGGTTCCTATCGATAATGAGTGCCAATGAACGCCGCATGAAAATACTGTTCAGCGATTTGGCGATTGCTCTGGTCGGTGAGTTGACGCGCCGCGCCGGACCTGATGGGACCATACCGCGCAGCGCATGGCCGGACGTTCAGGCCGCGGTAGATGCACGCGTGACGGCTTTTTTCGTAGGGCGCACGGCGGGCGGGCAGCGAGCGCCCTTTGACATCTTGCAAGACGGCACGGTCTTCCCGCTGTCGCCGTATGCGCGGGCGCTGTGGCAGGCCATCACGAACGCGGTGCGCGTGCCGGTTGAACAAGAGGCGACTCTAATGCGACGTGTCATTCCGCCGGACGTTATGACCGTCATGCGTGGCGCGACAGGTGACCCGTTCGCGGCTGCCAAAGCCCAGGTGCGCGAGCAGGTATTCCGACCTAATCCGCTGGCGCGCTACGATGCCCCGCATCTTTGGGTAGACCCTAACGGCTATACATTGAGCGAGCGCATCTGGAACACGGCAGGCGACACGCGGCGACGCCTGGATGCCATGTTGGAGGACGGCATCCGGCGCGGGCGTGGCGTGCTGAATCTGGAGACAGGCGGTGCGACTGGTCTAGCGCGTGACCTAGAACAATTTCTAATTCCCGGTCGCAGCCTCAGGCGCACGCGTGCGCCTTATGGCGTGGATGCCAGCTTTGACGCCATGCGCCTCGCCCGGACGGAGATCACGCGCGCACATGGGCAGGCGGCACAAATGGCCGCGGCTATGAATCCGTTTGTGGAAGGTATCAAGTGGAATTTAAGTGGTTCGCACCCGCGTCCAGACATCTGCGATGATTATGCGAGCGGCGGGCCGAATGGTGACGGCATATATCCGCTGAATGAGGTTCCAAATTATCCTGCACATCCTCAGGACATGTGCTATTTGACGCAGGTCTCCATTCCCGCCGACGAACGCCAGACAAAGTTGGACGAATTGCGCGACGACATCCGCCATGAGCGCGCCGAGCTAGTGCGCCTGGTGGGGCCGCTGCAAGTGGACGAATTTACCCGGCAATTATTAGGGCAGGAGTTGGAGATCAAGCGCGCTGTGCCGGTCGGGACGCCGCCGGTATCGCCCGCGCGGGTAGTTGCACCGCCAGTTGCGACGCCCCCACAACCACTAGGAGAAAAGCCGATTGAGATCATGAGTACAGGCGATCCTAAGCTTGCATTTCTGAAGTCGCCCGTCGAACGCGAAATGACAAGAAAGGCAGATGAGGCACTTAACGAAATAGGCAAAGTGCATGGATACAAAAATGTTCCGAGGGGTCATGAAATTACTCAGATAAATGATCGGAGAAATGCGGTAAACGGATTTTTCGATCCGGAAGCAAGACCATCAGCTACCCTCAAGAAAACATATTCTGTCGTCCTTAATCGGGCATATCTCCAGGACAATATCGAGCATGTTACTAGCACTACCGTACATGAGATGGGGCATTGGCTCGATTTTCATGTTTTGGGGAAGGGCAAGTTCGCCTCCGAATCTCATATTCCCGAAATGGATAACCTTTGGAGAGCCATCATCAAATCAAAGCGTCACCAACAATGGGTCGGGCAATTAGAGCGCTCTACTGGGAAAATCAAGCAATATCATACGTATGTCGCCTCCGATGCCGAAGTTTTTGCGCGCGCTTACACACAACATATTGGGCAGCAGACAAAAAATGAATCGATCCTGAAAATGATCGCAGAGGATTTGGCGGATAATTCAGAGATTAAATTACAGTGGCACGCCGATGATTTTGTTGAAATCAGTCAGGCATTCACCAGCTTTTTGCGCGCTATGGAGTTACTCCAATGAG